CAGGCTGGCCCGGTTGTGGCTGGTTTGGCTGTGGCTGATTTTGCTGATCGCCTGAACTTAAGACGTGGGAAGAATTTTGAGCAGCAACTAAGGGGCCACCTCCGGCCTTAACTATCTGGGGGACAGGGACTATATTTGTCCCTCCTTTACTTCCGTAGAAAGCAAAAGCCGCTTGCCTTTGGCCATTAGCGTCAGGCGGGCCCCCTTGGGGTAGATAGACCGCCCGCTTGATATCGGTATCCAGATTGTGCTGGGCCCAGGTCTTAGCCTCGACTGCGCTTAAAACTGGTCCCTGGTTACTGTTCTGCCAACTGGTTAAATTCTGTTGTTCAAGCTGGCGCTGAGCCTGCACTTCTGGACTCAGCACGCCAGCACCCTGCTGCGGAGCAAAAGCCTGAGCCTGGGCTTCGGGCGAATACGGGATATGGGCAGGGAGAGCGGAAGACAATCTCTGATCTTGAGGCGATTGCTGCTGAGCTGGAATCGGCGGGGGCGGAATGGCATTAGTAGGAGAGAAATAATTCGTAGGCTGTGGCGCTACGGGCTGATCTTGAGATTCCACTTCGCCGCCAGCTTGGTAACCTTGGTAGGAATAGCCTGGGCTAGGCGCGATTCTAGAGTAATCAGGACCGAACGCATCAGTGTTTGCATCTCCCGTGCTAAACTGCCTCGTCCACCATGGCTGCGTGTTCTGCGTGTTAGAGACCGCAGGGTTAGGATTATTGTTGGTAGTGGTGTTGGTAGTGGTAGTATTTCCGCTCTGGGGAGGGACGGAATTCGGATCAACCGCAGTCTTGGAGCCGCTGCCGGTTTCTTTAATTAGTGGACCAGCCAGCTTTTGGCGCAAGAGCGGGTTCTCATAAGCGGGCTGCAGCCCAAACTGGTTTCCCTGCACATAGCCCTGGCTTGCCATAATATATTGGTTCTTGGTGGCCCCAGCCAAGAACTGTCTACCAGCATCAGAGCTGGCCACATCCATCTTCATCTTGGCGATAGTCGATGGATTCAGATAATGCAGAATGTTGGATCCGGCTGACTCGATTGCCTGGAGCATCGGTCCATAGTTGGCATACTGCACCGGAGTAAAATGAAGCTGGGTAACAGAAGGGTTATAAAGACCTTGGGTCTGTATTCCAGCCGGTTCGTGTTTAGTTTCTTCTCCTGCCATATGCGTAAAGGGTGTTAACTCAGATAGCCGCCGGTGTAGTCTTCCCCGCCCTGATCATGTGGCTGGGCCATAAGGACATAGCCTCCCTGAGTATTAGGTCTGTTCACCTGATGGCCTTGCAAGACGATATCAGGAGTCTGTCTTTTGAAATCGGAAGGACTGGGGATCGCGCTTTGAATCGGCCTGTATGGCTGGCTAGCGCCTTTCGTCAAAGCTTGAGCCAAGCTTGAGCCCACTTGCCCAATAGCGCCAGCAATATTACCGGCAACTCCTGCCGCCGGACTGGCTCCAGTATTGATGCCGTAGGTCTTCGGGTCATAGGCTTCGCCTTGGCCTGCCGGTAAGCCAACTAGTTCAGCTCGCGGAGCTGCACCGTAACCTGCCGGAGCCGAGACGAGACTGGCTCGCGGGGCATAGTCGGTGTAAGCAGGGGTTCCTGTCTGGGGAGTTGCTGTCTGGGGAGTTGTTAGATTTTGCAGATAGCGCTGCACCTCATTAACATTCCCATTCTGCGCAATATAGGCTTGGCCCTGCGGCGTATGTCCGTATTGAGATAACCATTGGTCGAGCGAACCGGAATAACCGGGTTGTCGCTGCTGCTGCTGCGGCTGGCCTGCAGGCGCAGCCGGTGCCTGGGGATGAACCTGGGTAGTAGTAGCAGCGGGGCTGCTCATGCCCCCCATCTGTGCCGACATCGGAGTAGGACTTCCAGAGGAACCCTGGTAGTTGTTAACCAGTTGATTGTATTTCTGCTGAACCCGTTGTCCCCCGGCCCCGCCTCCTTGAAGAGCAACTTGCTCCTGCGGTGTGAGCTGGTTAAAAGCGTAGCTTTGGGCGTCTGAGCTTTGGGCGTTTGTGTTTTGGGGGTCTGCGCCTAGTGAATAGCTAGAAGAAGGACTAGTGCCAGGAATCTCGCCGCCGCCCTGCATATGAATGGGCCCCCCTGCGTTAAGTTGGTCTAAACGCCCGCGCCCGATCTGTTGGGCCGCATCTCGGTTAAGCACGTATTCGCCTGGAGTCAGCATGGCTGGGACCGTGTCGGTGTTGCCTACTGAACCGCCTCCCGCCATATGTTTAATCGCCGTCCCGTATCCAGGAGGCAAACTAGCTGGCCCTGGAGGCGTTGCATTCGGTGAAAGGCCAGAGATCGGCCCAAAAGGCGATCCAGCAATAGCATTTCCTGGCGCTGCCGGAGGCTGCGGGAGAGTCCCAGTGCTAGCCGGAATCTGAGGAGAAACCTGCGGCGTCTGCAGTGTCGGAATCTGGGGAGGAGTTGCAAAGGGCACACCCGAAGTGGCCTGGGCTCCGGTCGGCTGCGCCGTTGGGTTCATATAAAGACCCTGTTGCTGGTTCTGCAGGATTTGATTCTGTTCCTGCGAATAACCCTGCCTCGCACCCAACCTCATGCCCTGCCCCCGCATATAGGCGTTTTGCTGCGTCGGAGTCATGTTCCCCCAATTAGGATTGGTGTTCGCAGGCTGTGTTCTCATGGGGCCACTAATGGTCGGCGCAAGAGGCTGGATCGCATTAAAGACGCTGCCAAGTTGCGGGTTAATCGTCGGCATCTTCTGGCCGCTGATGTCGTAGTTCGTCGGCCCGCTAACTGGGGTCACTCCACTTTGCTGAAACTGATTGCCCGGACTACTTCCACTCCCCGGCGTTGCGTTAACCGTCATGGAGTTACTGGGGTTAAGCCCGACTGCTCTCAAGGCTTGAGCACCCAGTAGGTTAGATGCGAAAGCCGGGTCTTGCGCGCCGCTTAACTGGATCGTGCCCGGAGGAGGTCCCTGCTGGCCACCACCTTGGCCTCCTCCGGCCAAGGCTTGATAAAATCCGGGTGGAACGTAGGGCCCTCCGCCTGCCATCTGGCTACCAGCCATGCCAAATGTGGAACCGTACTGTTGCGCCAGTTGGCCGACTTGGCTTATAGGAACATTCAGGGCTTGCAGCTGGTCACTGATGGCAGTGCCGTACTGACTGGAAACTTGGTCCCAGTTATTAAATGTTTGGGGTGAACCATCAGCCATAACTATTCCTTTGCTGCGGCTAGCCGACTCAAAGCCACTGCCAACTCGCGTTTATTATTGAACCCGGTTTCTAACAAATAAGCTTCCTGGGAGCTTTTCAGCTCTAAGCCTTCTCGATCAAATTGCTCCTGCAATAGTTTCCAGGCTGAGGTTTCTATGTCTACTTCCCGCTCGTCGATCCCCATTCTTTCAATCTGAGCCTCTTTCTGCGCGGCCTTAATCGCCCAGTAATCGAAGCCCTGGTGACTGCGCAAATAGTCAAGGATCGCACAAGTGTTGCGCCGGGAATGCTTGGAGGAACTCAGGGAGTGCTGCAGCTTGCGGATCCGGGCATTCTGTACCATTAGCCGGTCATACTCGCCTCGAGTCCAGCCGTTGTTAGCTAACATGTTACTAAAATCCTCGATGCTCTTAATCTCGCACCGGCTCTGGAAGCGGGCCGATTCCATTTCGACCTCACTCAAATCGACTGTGACTAACAAAGCATTGCATAAGATTAGGGCCAGCTCTTGGTTGGCACTGTCCCAGCAAATGCGTTCGTATTCCGGGTTATGCAAAAGGACGTAGCTATCGATGTGCTGCTGGGCCAGGGACTGGCCGTTAACCTCAATCCGCCGGTCCCGGTCGTAGAGGGCCTGAAAAGCGTGCGAAAGATGGTCGGGCCTGGGTTTAACTTTTACTTCTGGCAGATAATTCCAGAAGTTAGCCAGGGCCTCGAGCGCATCTAACTCTTTTTGCGGGATGCAGGGGAAACTAACTCCCAGGGCACCGGCCCACATCTCCTCACAAAGTTTCACGGTGCGCTGGCTGTAATGGATGGCCTGCATCACTTTTAAGAACTGCTCGACGGCCTCAGCCACATTCGGCGTGTCCCTAAACTCAGCCCGGTAATGCTCGACTCCGGCCCGGATATTGACTAGCGGGACCGTGAGTGCATCATAGGCTCCCCCTGGACGCTGCACATAGTTAAGTGCCACCTCGGAGTCATCTTCAGTGACGCCATTGTGATACCATTCGTAGATCTTGCCGATCCCGATCATGCCCAGGTAGTCCAGCTCAACCGCTCGCAGAGCACCAATAGAGGCGGCTCCGTAAATGGCTTTGACGCCCGGATGCTGCAGCGCATAGACGATCTCCTTATGCCAGGGGCTCAAATTCTGCCGGAACTCGCCATCGATCAGGATCACAATGTTGGGATTGAGATTGATGACGTCGCTCGAGATATCGCCCTGACGAGCCGGTGGCCGAAAGATCGCTTCCGGTATAATCTTTTTGGCCTTTTCTAGTTCAAGGCTAGGGCCCAGGTAGACAAGGATCAGGTCGGACATTCTTTATCCTCCTTAAGTTCTTCCAGTTTGCGCTGGGCATAGGAAAGGCAGCGCAGGCCCGGAGTCCAGTATTCGAACCGGTGCGGCTCGCACTGAGGCGAAAAGACCCGCACTACGTGGAGGCAATCCGCATGCCGTCCTAAGTCCTTAACGAAGACCTCGCTAACGCCCCGGCTTTTAAGCAACTTCAGCAAATAACGTAATTCGCTTTTGATGTCAGGGAACTCGACCTTGCGATATTCGCTGATGGAAGAGCCGCGCTCTAACTCGTTAAACATCTGGTTGAGCCTCGCCTGATCCATGCGCTTCATTAGCAAGAACTGGCGGCGTAAGAGATCATCGCGCGCGCCGGAGATGTAGCAGGCACGGCCCTGAATGGCCTCGGTGATCGCCCGCAGAGCGGCGGTTTCCGCGTTCAGATGGCACCCGTATCCGGCAAAGGTTCCGGCACAGTTGCCGCTTAAATCCAAAATGGTCGCGGTAAAGACCGGCACCTGGTAATCGGTCGTGCAATCAAAGAGATGCAGCTTCAGCTCCTGCTCGTCTAACCGTTTAACGATGGCCTCAATCTCGGGGCACAAACTAACTAGCGGCATCCGATTAGCTAAAATCCCCAAGTTCTCCATCATGTAGGTGTGGAGACTCCACCCGTCGCGTTCCACAATCTCGTAGAGCCCGGAAAGGATCGCATCTTCCAGGGTCGCGCCACCGGCTAAGCCGTTAGAGCCGATCTGGAAGTACATTAAAGGTTGGTCTTTTAGCCGGGGCACTATCCAGAGGAGATCGCTGGGGACAAATTTGACGGCCCCGTTCTGGATGTTAGTCGCCTCTTCCCAGGCCAGTGGCGTCAGCTCGTTAACAATCGAAGCCCGGATCGGAAAACAGTCCTCTACCGGCAGATGATCTTCTTCGGGCAGCTGGAGACTATTAGCCAGCCTGAAGTCACCAAAAGGGTGCTCAGCCACCTCGCATTCGATGGCTTCCGCAATGGCTCCAGCGCGCGCATATTTCTTTTCCAGGCCTTTCCCAGAATGAATAGAAAGGGTCTGGGAAAGCGCCCTGGTAGTGGTAAAGACCGGCACTCCGATAGTGTCTAGTCCGGTCACATCAGCCACCCGCGAGATCGCGAACTTCTCCAGCAGCTCTTCGCGGGTCAGCCGGTTAAGGGCCTCGGCACAAGCTTCACGTGACTCTAAGCGGGTAGGCATACGTAGGTTGTCCGGTCGGTCACCAGGGTCATTAATCCCCTCGCCAAGGCCCCTAGCAGCCTGTTTGCGCGCACTTTCGGAGCGAAGGAAGGTCCATACACTAGGTAGGTCTTGCGGACGATCCTGGGGGCTTTATTCATCAGCCAGTGCCGGAATACGCGCCATTTAGGCGACTCATCGCCAAAGGCAGCGCGGGCCACCCAGCAGGCACCAGCTGCAGTGGCTCCCACCATGGCCGCAGCCGAACCGGCTGAAACTACGGCTCCGGTCGTAGCCGCGCTCTGTTGGGCCTGCATCTGTTGGTTCTGGGCATTAAGCTGAGCCTGATTAAAGGCGATTCCGTTCATGGTCGCATAGTTGGCCTGTTGAAAACTGTTATAGGCTCCGGCCTGACCCAGCTCAGTCTGGGCCATATTGGTGCCACCAAGACCGAAGGGCCGCTTCTGGAACATGTTCCCAGAAGTCTGCATGTTGAGCATCAGGTTCGTAGCCTGCTGGTTTTGCAGGTTGCCGTAGATGTTGGCCAATTGCCCTGTATCCATCTGGTACTGCTCCTGGGCCTGCTGGGCAGCGCCCGAAAGCTGGCCAGCCTGACCTGCGGTCTGAGCGCCCAGTCCAAGAGTTTGAGCCCCTTGACCGAGGGTGGTTGAACCTAATCCCAGAGTCTGCGCGCCAAGCCCTTGGAGCTGCCCACCCTGGCCCGCGATTGAAGCGGCTTGGGAGATGTCGCCCGTGCCCTCGGCCCGCATAGCCTGTCCATATTGCAAAGTATTGAGGCCCAACTGGCGCGCGGCTGCGGATTGTCCGGCCATCCCCTGGCCTAATGAGGCCGCACCTAAGCCAGCTCCCATCGTGGTTCCCAGTCCCGCCCGCATCATCTGCTGCTGGGTCTGAGGATCAATCGGCTCCTGCAAAAGTTGCTGGCCCAGGGCGTAAGGAGTCGCGGCCATTCCGGCGACTTGACCGCCCAGCTGACCGATCTGTGCACCTGCGTTAGTAATCGGCTGAGCCAGTCCGGCCTGTTGGCTACCCAGGCCCATGATCGGCTGAACTGCGCCACCCACGGTCTTAGCCGCGTTGCGGATAGCATTGATGTCGGTGGTCGTCGGAGTGCCTTGACGCCCTGTAATCTGGTTAGCTAAGCCGCCCATGACCGACTGGAGCCCACCCGTAGCCGCTCCGGCAGCGTTAACTTGGTTACCTAAGTTAGCTTGCCACTGTTGGTAGGCATTTTGGAGCGCGGGATAGCGGTTAGCAAAATCCGCGTCACTTAAAGCGTAACTCTGGATATCGCCCCCGATAGCCATCTGGTTAAGGGCCTGGGAAGAGTTATAGTCAAAGCCCGGAGGAGTGCCTTGAGCCTTGAATTGACTACTGCCGCCACCTCCTCCTCCTCCGAATTCGAAGAAGGCCCATTTCCATAGCCAATCCCAAAGTCCCCGTCTCATTTTGCCTCCTCGTCAAAAATGTAGGCGTTTTCATCCGCCCGTTTGAGCCGGATTCGTCTCATGTTCTTTTCTCCAAACTCGGCGTCTTTTTTGCAGAGCATGAAAAGGGGATTGCCAACCATGCGTTTAAACTCAGTCACAAGGCTGCGCACGATGTGCAGAAACTCGCGAGGACTGATCCGCTCCGGGTGCAGCGCCGGGTAAACCACGAATTGTTGAACAGTTAGGAAATAACCAACCGGCTGACCGTGATAGAAGACGACGTAAACCGGGTACTGGCGTGGGCAGTCGCCATTCCACAGATCGCGGGAAAGAGAATCGACATTCCACCGGCGCATCTCTTTTTCATTCTTGATGCAGATTAGGGAGATTCCCTCTTTGTCAGATGTTTTAGGCAAGTCTTGCATCGGCAGTGATGAAAGCGGCTAACAAATTGTTTACTGCCGCTCCAGTTAAAGTTCCTTGATGCTGAACTCCTTTTGCGGTGCCGTTCAGATTAGCTAACGCAATATCAGCGGCAGTCGTTATGTCTCGAACCGTGCCAGCAGTATTAGTGTTGGGTGAATAAGGAACAATCGTGGGGACCTTGCACATCCTGCGGGCAAACAGAGAGGACCCGAAAACAGAGTTAGCGGCATAGGCATAAAGGGTCATAGAGACGCCTGCCGTGACCGATTGGTAGCTGTAGGTCGTGTAATAATAGCGGATTGCATCATGAAGGTCGGCCTCAAAAGAATTGGCAACGAAGTAGGTGGCACTGGGGCTGGACTCGAGCTTAATCGCACTCAGCTTGATCTGGTTGTTAGTGACAGTCAGCATGTTGGAGTTAGCTGACGTGCCCGCAAAGAACCCTGTAACCCATTGCTTGGGAGTGGTCGTCTGATACTGGCCTCCTACTCCCATGACCACACCTAAATAAAGCCCGGTCTGGCCTTCCCCGAAGTTCCATGTGCCCAGGCCAGTCGGCAGCGCCGGAATATTGTTAATCTTGATCCGGGCATAGGTATTAGCTGTTGCAATCGAAAAAGGGAAAACGTAGCTGGCATCCCGGCCAGTCGAGGTCAGATAAGCCGAATAGTTCCCTGGCTGGTTAACCCAGACACTGAAAGAGAGGCTTAATGCTTCACCCTGAATTCCAGCAATATCGCTGCCCTCAATCAGGTGCTCGTGCACAAAAAGGTCGGTCGCACCCAAGGTCGGAACCAGGGTGGTGCCAACCGTGTATTTGATGGCGTTGCCGATAAAATCTGTGTCAACGCTGGCCGCTGGACCCACATCCGGGCTGACCGATAAAACATTGGGCTGAGTAACCCGGCTCAAGACCATGTCATAGGTTCTGTTGACTCCGGCAGGCAGCGAATTAAACGCACTTCCCAGCTGCTGAACCTGATAGGTGGCATTCTTTGCGTAATTGCGCGCAGGCTTCACGCTGGCTGACTGGGGCAGATACTGGCCGGTCACCGGATCCCAGAAATACCATTGGCCGTTCGCGGCAATCGGGCCCTGGTCGCTGGTAGGCAAAGTCGGCGGGGGCGTTGTCCCAACCGGATAATAAAGGCCGGTCAGAAAGTTCCCGCTGATGTAAATGATCGCGAGCTGGCCGCTCTGCTGGAAAGTCTCATCCATGTCCCCTTCGAACCCTTCAGGGAACGGCGCATAAGAGATGTAACCTTGGAAAATGGGCATGGCGCTACCAACGATGGTTAGGTCGAGATAAAATTAAGAGCTGCGGGCCGAATGGATTTTTGGCGAACTTCAAGTCGCCCTGTAAAGCATCGTAAATCAGTTCCTTGGTCCGCTTCTGGTAGATCGGCGGCATCCCGGTCTGGGGCACTATCTGAATCTTGCCGCCAATATTAGGAGGACTAGACCGCTGGCTCATAAGTGGACTCCAAAACGATTTTCGGGGTGGTCGATTCATCGACCGGACAGACGCCCTGCGGGCTCTGCAGTTGCCGGTCGTAGAAGAACTTGATCATGCGGATGCCTAGACGCCCTTGCCATTGGATCAAGAGCTGGAAAGCCTTATCGATCCCGTCTGGGCGATTAATCTCTAAGCAGGCCGCGCCATCACTGGTGTTGCCTTCTTCATTGACTACGAATTCCTTGGTTCGCATGTGCCGGACTTGTCTCCGGTAGTTCTCAAACTCGGTCGTGCGTCCAGCGTTGACATAGTAAAGGACGGCATTGGCCGGGTTGCCCCAGGGCCCGACATCCGCGCGCAAGGTCGTTGAAAAAAGCGGCTGATAGTTACCGGCTAGGCCGGTCACATAGACCTGCACCGGGACCACGCCTTTTAAGTTAACCAGCATGAACTCCGCAAAAACAAACCGGTAATAGTCGTCGGTCGTGAGCGTAAAAGCTTTGGTCTCAAAACTGCAGGCAATGTTCGTCTCAGAATTATCGATCTGGTTAGGAATGAAGTTTTCCCACAAGTGGATGTTAGCCTGGATGGGCAGATTGCTCTCAGGTTGGGGACTTGGGCTATCGCCTGCGTTCAGGGCCAGAAAGCCAGCCGAATAGGACAGCTCATAGTTATGCTGGGTGCCGTTAAAAATGGGACTGGTAAACTGGATTGGAAAAGTCCCTACCCAGATGCCGCTCCAGCAGGTGCCAGCCGTGTTATTGAGTTTTTCGGCGATCCCTGCGTCCATGATCCAAGTGTGCCGGTTCTGGACGCAGCTGGCCGGGACGGCCACCAGTAAAATGTTCTCCCAGGTGCCGATAACTGCTAGGCTGACATCGGGTCCAAATAGATCCTTGGAGCGCATCATTTCGCCGTCCACGGTCAGAATCACCGTAGTCAGATTGGTAGTGAGCGCCCGGTCATAGCTGATGAGACCCCGGTGCGTCATAATCCAGGGCATCCCGTGTAAGAGCCCATAAGCAAAGGGGCCGACTAGCCCCACCTCGAGGTTGACATCCTGCTGGAACCCTTCGGTAGTCTGCCACTTGGTCCGGTCCTGAATAAAGCTCTGGAGCGAGTGAAAAGAGCTTTCGGTGTAGACCTGCACGCCCTGGACCGGCGCTGGGTAGAGATTGATGACCTTACGGGGGAAACGAAAGCCGGTCTGGCTGGCCAGATATTCTTCCTCAGTAAAACTGGCCCCGTAAAGCAGATCAGAGGCAAAAACTAACTCGCCTTGCGCTAACCATATCCGGTTATCCTGCCAGAGCATGGCCGTCCCAATCGGCATGGGCTTACGCGGGTTCCCCGTGACATAGTTCCCATTAACAATGCCGCTCGAAAAGTCGGATAAGTCCCAGTAGCAGGGCTGGCTTGTCCCATCCTGCATAAAGACGACATTCTTGGGGTTAGGCAGAACCACGATGTTGTTAGAGTCGTCGTAGTGGAGCGCCTGGACTGAGTTCTGGAAATAGATCCACTCGGCATTAGGATCGAAAGTGACTCCGGCTAACTGGGTCCAGCCTTCCCCGAAAGGAAGTGCCGACCAGTAGATTTTACCGTCAATCGCCACCATCTCGTAGTTGAGATCATCGATGGTGCGAACCCAGTAATGGCCGTGGCCGCGTCGGCCACAGAAAGAAACTACCTTGCGTTTACCGGGCCTAGTCTGGACGATGCCACCCCGGTTAACGATGTTAACACCCCAGGCATAGGTGCCTTGGGTTAGATCAGTGGGATAAAGTAGGGAATCGACCCCGCCCGTGTACTGGCCATCCAAAATGATCTGGAAATTCTGTGCGGCCATATCATGGCATCGTGATCATTGATCCTCCCCAGACAGAAGGATCGAATTGCAGGTCCAGGCCTTCCTGTGGATGGGTGGCACGCCACTCTTGGTTGAGCTGCTGCTTCGCGGCCATCATCAGCTGCTGGGCGCTCATCGGATCGGTGGTGGCTGTCTGGATGGAGCGCAGCGCATTAAACATGGCGGAGCGGCTGCGCATGTGAATCGGGTCAGTCAAGCTCGTGATCTTGAGCCACCGTTTCTTGTAACGCAGCCGCACCGTCACGGCTTTCTGGCCGATCCGAATCACCCGGAAACGGGGTTCGCAGACTCCGGGCCAGAACGTCCCTAAATTCTGTAAGAGCGTGGTCCCATCGGTCGCATACAACATAATGAAACTCTGGGCGGTTCCCTCGATAATGACCCGGTCGACCCGCTTGTAGGGATAGGTCTGGTCAGAGATATCGTAGCCGGTTTGCTCACAACTTATCCTGGCTCCTGGGCGACCGTCACTTGCTGACATGATAGGCAGATCGTTCTGGTCGATCCCGAAGATCCGTATGGCGGTCCCATTGTCGGAGGCACTCACCGGCTGGGCCACGAGATAAGACGGGTTAAACAAAGGAAAGGCGCATGGGAATTCCCCCACTTCTTCCCAGCCGCCGCAAGGCCGGTTTGAGCCCACTTGGTCGGCGTAGTCGTTGTCCTGGCCTAACCCGTTCATGTGGAATTCGAACCACTGGTTTCGGAAGGTGCCGGTCGACTTATTCACATTAATCGCCAGAACTTGATCAACGTAGTAGGGCAGCGTCACATAGAAGGAATCGAAAGTCTGGATATCCACGTAACCAATCAAAGGGTCCCAGGCTGGGCCTAGGTTTGAGAGCAGCTCAATCGCCTCGGTGATCCGGTCGAAAACTTTCTGCTGGCCTATGGGGCCGAAGACGTCGCAGGCAAAGTCGTAGATGTCGGCCACAATGATCGCGTCTCGGGTGTTGATCTGGAGATTAAGCGTCGGAGTGGTTTCGGCCATGTTGGAAACTCTCTGGAACAGGTTCCGGGCTGCTTGGTCCTCGTCCAGAAATCGAAACGCATTCTGCTCTGCGGTTGAGCCATCGTCCCAATTGAGGGTGTCGTAGGCTTTGATGGCGATACAGGCAGTGATGATGGCTTGGCGGTTAGAGAGGGGGATGACATCGGTTGGCTGGCTGATTACATAGGTCCGGCGGCGAGCTAAGATCTTGCAGCTCACTCCGGCCTGGGAAAGTTTAATCCATTCAAACTGCGGATAGAGCACCGTGGGACCCCAGTTAGCTACCAGCTTGGATTGGATGATGTAGGGCCCGCTAAAGAGCTGTAATGTGCCTTGGGTGACCGGCTTAGAGACTTCCTGAATCCCATAGGCTTTGACCGAGGTAGCTTGGCCAATAAAGACCGACAGCCACTGGGTGGAGCGGTCCTCATTAATGATGTTAACTAGGACCTCGGCATTGTTGTCATTCGCGTTAGTCGAATTGATGAAAAGATAATCGCCGCTGGCTGGCCAGGGTTTCTGCAGGCAGTTCCAGCCTCGGTCTTGCCAACTAAAACCCGACTCCGGGTCCTGACTGCCGGGGCCATTAATCGAGAACTCAAAGAATTGGTTCCGGGTAAAGGAGGGCTGCTTATTGATGTTGATCTTGACCGGCTTTTCGACGTGGGGCGGCAGACAGACGTAGTAATTCTGCACTATCGGGATATCGACATAGATCAGCATCGGATCCCAGAGAATGTTAGTTTTAGTGGGCTTGTTCGCCAGAAGCTCGACCGCGCGAGTCAAGACATCGTAACAATAATCATCGTCACAGGTGCCTAGCACCCGGCCAACCTGATTAAAGACTTGGCTCGCGATAATCATTTGTTTTTGAAGAACTCGCCAAAGCTTTTGCGGGCGTCATCGCCGTAGCTGCCGTTCTTTTTCTTCTCCTTCTCCGGTGGGGTGATCGACATGACCTCGAGCCGGATTGAACAGGAGTGCTTCTTGTTCTTGTCCTTTCCTTCCTCTCGATGCGTCCGGCTGGCCACCCGATACTTGATGGTGCACTCACCCTTGTCTGGGATGTCAGCTAACTTCGGATCATCACTATCGATATAGATGTCAGGATAGTACGGCTCATCCTTGCTCGTAGGGTTACTAGGCTCGCAGAGATCAGAAGGCCGTTTACCGAGATCGATTGTTTTGCTCATAAAAATTGAGGGGCCGGGAACCGCCGTACTATCATTTAATGAGGTTTCTTGAAGTAACCTAGTGGCGTTTCCTTTCTGTTAAAGACTGGTGACAGCCCCGGCCCCTCCCGGTGGAAAACTAACAGGGCGGCTTTACGCCGCCCTTGTTCGCATTACATCGCGTAACCGCTAGCAGAGCCAGGATAGCTCGGGCAGGTTAGGAAGTTGAAGGTCGGGTTGCACCTCTTGTACATGATCGGGATAACAGCGTGAGGCCGCTCCGGGCGATAAGCTCGGATCATCTGATAGATGTGATACCCGTAATCCCCGTACGTGTTGCAGTCATTGTCTCTTATGACCGTGAACTCCAACTCGCCTTGTGCGAACTGAGCCGGAAATTTCCAATCACCAACTCCTAAGTATTGCTCGGGAACTAACCGGCGGAAGGAGTTAGCGAACATCAAGAATCCAACCTCGTATTGGGCATAGAGCCATGCCGGGTTAGTCCGCGCGCCGAAGCCAGTTGTAACTGGAACCGCAATTTCTGGCTCGATAAACTGTGGGATCAGCTGGCCATTAAGGACGGTAAATTGGTTGAATCTGAGAGGCTGTTGGTCGATGCCAAATGCAATCCCTCTATAGGGTCCCTCCCAGGTATAACCGGTGATGGACTCGTTGCCCAGCTCGTAGCGGCCTGTGGTCAGGTACTGCAAGTCTTGGTGCACATTGAGTTCATCGCGGAAGACGTTCAGCTGCGTCTGGGAGCCAATGAACTTAGCGACGGTGCCTTTCTCTGACTCGAAGCTTTCGCAAAGTAAAGTCTCGTGAGCGAAAACTAACAAATACTGCAGGAAGCTGAAGGTGAGGTTCGCGTCCGGCGGTGTCGAATCGTTCACAGGAACGTCGATCATCTGGACGTCGCCATTGACCATCTGCTCAAACGTGCGGCCCTGGTTAATCTTAACCTTAACGCCGCTATGTAAAAACAGCTGAGAACGCACATCGCAGTTAGCCAGATAGAGTAACTGTTTTTGCAGTGAGTCTTGGACTGCCACATAGGAATTCTGGAACGCCGACCGCATTTGCTTTACGCAAACTTTGGGCCCTCTTCCTCTGAGCGTGCCCAGCCGGGTTACATATTCGGTCGTGCCGACCTGCGCGATCTGACCAAAAGTTCCGCAGGAATCAGTGTCGTTGATGTATTCTGGTAAGACCAGTGACTGACCCAGAATCGGTCGCTCAACGACCACGTTTCTTTGTTGATCGGAAATGGCGTTTTCGAAAACGCCGCCATCTAAAGTGTCATTGTACGGCGCGCGCCGCATAATGAGAGTCGTGATCTGGCCAACTAATCGGTTGTTGTCACGATTCGCGAAATCCACGGCCTGAACCGGGGTGACGATACAATCGCCCATAACGTTATGATGTAGAGATGTTGCCCAAAAGGGCAGAATTGGGGTGCGGTTTCCTGGCTCGCCCGCCAGCTTGTTTCCCTTAACGCACCCCGAACAACTCTAGAGGCCCCGGTGACAGGCCTTGGCAGAGAAAGAGAGCAGTCTCTGCCGAACTGCAGTTTTTGGCTTACTCCTCAACGGGTAGGAGTGCAAGCATTTTTACCTAGGACTTAAGAATTTCTAAGGAATTTTGCTGATTTGCAGACACTTGCACACCGGAAATGAGAGCCTCGGCGGCTTTGCGGCCACTGCAATCTTTAATCCCGTGAAGCAGCGCCGGTCGCCGCCCATGCTTCGTAATCGTGCTCAATTCCTCCAAGTTGATAGATTGGCGCTGGTAAAGCTGAAAGATCGCATAGGTGTCGCAGGATATCGGGATAAGCCGGTCCCTGAACCAGAAATCCCAGCCTTGGGTGCCGCAGCCCACAATGGTAGTTGGGTGCCGTTCGAAAAAGTCGAACCGAAAAATCGCGTTTCCATTCATGTGCAGGGTCGACTCGTCCCCTTGCTGGTGCCAATGACCCACGGCCTCTTTGCCGAGGGCTTTGGCTCGCTCCCATTCGGCTGAGAGCTGATCTATCCAGTCACTGGCCATCGGGATACAGTCGGGCTCAAACAGGAGGAAAGCCTCATTCTTGGCAATATCAGCCCGCCGCAGGATCTCCATCTCGATAAAGGCGCTGGCAGCTAACATGTTGCTTCCTCCCGGCCAGCCCACATCGTGATTACGTGCCGCGCATGCCAGGGCCTTGAACCGGTGATTAGCGAGCTTCTGGAACTCCTTGGGCACCCAGGTCGGGCAATCCTTGCGGTAGACAAGGAAGAATTCGCCCGCCGGATCCCGCTGTTTCTGGATCTTAACAATCAACTGGGCCAGCTCAAAGGTCGCATCCAGATCGTAGGGGCAGCATTGTAAAACCAATGAGATCATCTGGGGACGGCGACGTGGCCGCTACCTAGAATTCCGATCAGGACGTAAAGGACATAAATGACGAAAAAGACCACGCATAACACCTGAATGATATGCGCGAACGGGGCCAGGAAGGGGAGCTGGGTACAGACCCACCAGACTAGGCCCAGGATAATGGCTGCAATAAGGATGTAGATGAGACTTGCTAACATGGTTCGATGTAGACGACTCCGCGCCGTTGGCCGCAGGCTTCGATGTTGTGATGGTGCAGAAAGCCGTTGGGATAGATCTGCTCTAGGACCGGTTCAATCAGCTCCATGGTGTAGGGGCCGATATCCCAGGTGTCATAGCCCAAGTCATCCCGGTAAGGGTTCTGGAAATCGTGAATCACGATCACCGGAGGTTTCTGACATTGCCGGATGGCCTGCAGCTCTTCTAAGAGCGGGCTGTGAGCGCCCCAGTGAGCATCCAGATAGAATAGAATCGGTTCCGCGATCCCCGGCAGGAGCTTCGGTAAGAGCTGAGCCGAATCGCCTGCCAGCCGGGTCACATTAGCCATGTCCTTAGTCGAGTTGTAGAACTCCGGGTTAAGCTCCATCGTGACTACGGGAGCCATCTGGGACATGACTCGAGTCGAATCGCCCCGGCAGGTGCCGGTCTCTACAATGGTCGAGATCGCATGTTTGCTGACGAGGCTGGCAACTCGGGTTTGGACATAGATATCCCCATTAAAAGGCTCTGGTTGGTGCAGTAAGTTATCTAATAGGTCCCGCGTCTCTTGAGTCCAATCGCCATAGCTCCAGAAAACTCTGAAAGGCCAGTCCTCATCGGGCGGCTGGTGCACTAAGGTGTAATCATGAGGTTCGAACTTGGCAGCGTAGAGCCCGAGGGCCTCATAATCGCAGTAGACTTTGGGATGGGTGAGGAAGTTCCGGTAATCGTAGGGTTTATCGGAGTAGACGGCATCGTGGAACGGCAACCCGGTCACCTCTTCAACCCGCTCCCGCACCCGCGCGAAAGTCTTGCGCGCAAAGAGAAAGGGAGGGCTCCGCATATAATCCCGGTCCAGCGGAATTCCCAACGTGCGCTCGGTTGGAGGCCCCCACTGCTTCTTACCTTCAACTAGAGTGTAATCATTAGGGTCTTCATTCCATTCCCGGTAACGAATAATCGGCTTCATGCCGTCCATGAAGGTTTCGAGCTGAGCGGGGCGCACCAGCATGTGGTCTGAGTCCAGCACCATGATGTAGTCCGCATCAGAGTAAGTGTCCGCTATCGACTTCTGATACATCGCAAAGGCGTAACCGTCCGGCCAGCGCGCAACGTAATGAAAGGTGGTTGAGGGCAACGCCCAAGTTGAACAGATCTCTTCGCAGTCCGGCTCGGCCACGATGTGCACCCTGAAATCGGTTTTCAGGTACTTAAAGAGGAGCTGCGCTGAGTTAACAATCCAGCATAGATCCCTTTTATAGGTGACGTAGAAAACGTCGAGCTTCATGTCTTAATGATGTACTGAGGGGCTTGATAGAGTCGGGTATGTCTCTGCTCTAGCTGGCTCATTCCCAGCAATTGATTGCTGGCATCCATTTCGAAATTGGCCTGCATTACCGGCAATGCGAAAGGAATCTTGCCCGGTTTACCAATGGCTGCGTGCAGTGCCGGGTAATCACGAGCTGATACCACTCTGCCATCACATGGCAACCAGCCAAGAGGTGCAGAGTTGCCCATATAAGGCTGGATGGTGCCAACTGGGGGACCTAAATGTGGCCCTGCCGCACCAACCGGGCCCTGAGGGCCGATTGGTCCTATCGGACCAAGCGAATTCTGGCCGGTGAAATGGACTGGCGGCTTGGCTGCGGCTTTGGGCAGGAATGGGAGGCCCACCAAGGCGGTGAGCATCTGCAGAAAAGAGCGACGTTTCATAAGGCAAGGACAGGGTTGGTGTGTTCAGGCAAGAAAGCCATTGAGCCGATATGGCCACAAATGAGTTGGGTGTCCAGCCAGATCGGGATCCCGCAGGCTTTGACCCGGCGGCAGAAAGCTTCGTCTTCGCCTTCATCGCCTTCGGGCTGGAAATAACGCCAGGGAGCCATCTCGGTTTGCGGAGCGAGCATAGGGAAACTACGCTGGACCTCTAAGAACACTTCCCGGTGAACCAAAGCGCATCCGAATCCGATCCAGTCTACTTCGGCCAAGCCGCGTGCCGTCCCGCGTCGGATTTCGTTGCACAAGAGTTTGTCCTCATGGCTACGCGGGTTGATTTCCGGCTGCATTACCAGAGCGCCGTGCCATTTCCGGCTAGCGTAAACGCCACCCAGGACCGCCTTAGACTGCCCCAGCATACGCCCCAGCACATCATAGCCGCAGTACTCCTGTGGCACACTGGTACAGTTAGTGATAAACCGGAACCAATCAGGGTTAGCGATTGGAGGAGCCATATCCGCGTCCAGCCATAAGCTCCAGAGACAACCCGATTCTAAAAAACGTTTTGCTAGCATGTTCCGCGACCGGTGAATCATCGTGTCGGCCTGGAAGGTGAACCCCAGTTCGTACTTCTTGGTGAGATAGGCAAGCACCGTGGTAAAGGGCAATGTGGGCCGGTCTAAGACCGCACTGCAGATCATTACATTGGTCTTGGTGCGGTTAGGCACGCTGGTCACCCAGCCTTCCCGGCCATTGGCCTCAAAGTGGGGCTCTAATTCCTCAAGGATCATGTCCTTAATGCCCGGAGTACGGTGCATGAATTTGAGGATGGCGGCGAGCGGGATATTGCCCGGATTAGTCATCCAGTTTTTTAAGGTCGCACCCGAACGTTCGTAGAACTTTTGAGCCGCTTCACTCTTCTCTCCACCCATTTCCCAGACGTGATCACAGATCATCTTGGCTAAGTCGAGCTTTGGCCGCTCCGCTTTAGGAGCTTGCTCTACTTGCTCCTGTTTAGGAGGCTCCGGCTCAGCCGCCGCCATGGGATTGGTTCCACTGGGAATGACCGTCTGAGGCTGAATGTGATGGGGCTGAGGCTCGACAATCGTGCCGATTGAAGTCCGCATAGTCGGCTGAGGCGGCATCACCGCCATCTGGGGCTGGTTAGCAACATGTTGCTGCGGGGGGACAACCGCAATCTGCGGAGGGGCCATCACCGCTTCGCCCCGGCCCACCACTTGGCTGATAAATTGACCGGGCTCAACCGGCTTTCCCTGTGGGATCTGGTGGGGCCCGCTTGTCCCTGGAGGCGGCTTGCCGCTGCCAGGATAATAAAACTCTGCGGTGGGAGGAGGCTGGGCCCCGCCGCTTTTGCCGCCGTACTTAGCTTCCAGCGCCGCTGCGTCAGTTTTGATTGCCATAATTTAGGTGCCCTTGTCGATGTCGTCCCAAATGCTCTGCATGGATTTGCGAGGATCTCCCAGGTCTTTGATGGAAAGGCCCTGCCCATTTTTCTTGGTCTCTGTAGAAGGCTGCGTGCCGGTAGTGTGAGCCAGTTTCCGGCGAGAGCCTGTGATCTTTTCTAGGTCGGACTTGTACTGGTCACGCTCGGCTTTCGCGTCCTTCAGCTCCTTCTCCAAGTTTACGATCTGATCATTCATAATCTGGGAACGAGTCGCCTCCACGGCCACCCGTACCCAGGCGCGCGGGCCGTGCTCAGAAATGTCTCTGACCTGGGAAACAAAGAAATCGTTGAGCTTCTGAAACCGCGCGTTATGTGCCTCCATGGCGGCGCGCTCTTCAGTCGTCTTTGCCTGACTGACATCCACCGGCATGACCGTCGAGATGCGCTTTTCCTGTTCCCCAATCTCGGCCATGATCTCATTTTGGACCTGCTGAGCTGTCCGTTGGGCCTTTTCGTTAATCCAATTGTCGAAGCTGGATTTATCGTTGGTCCGGCGGGTGATCTCTCCATCCCGGTCACGCTGCAGTTCTAAAAGTTTACTAACCGAATTAAGAAGGGAACTGCGGTCCAGCTCGTTAGGCACCTTGGCCACCACAGAATTGAGCCACCAGTCCCGGTTAACTGCGTCCGGCCCATAGTTCTGCTTGATGTGCTGGGCCCAATTCTGCGCTGCCTGCCGGTCAGGCAATACCTGAACTGCTTCGTCTAAAATCCGATCAAATTGGTTGCGAACCGGCGCATGATACTGCTTCAGAAACTCCGGGTCAGACATGAAGTCAAACCGGCGACGGACTTGGACTGCCTGCTCGTAATCTGCTCGAGTCTCCGGCGTCCAGGCATTCTGGCGCACCTGGGTCAGCTCCTGCTCTATTGCCTGGGCCTTCTGCAAGGCCTCGTTAGCCCTGCGCTGATCGGCCTTCCACAGCTCCTTGATCTTCTTAAACTGCTCAACATGCTCGGGCCTGGGCGTGTAAGTACCGGCGGTCAGCTCGAGCTTATCGATGTCGACGGGCTCCGGCGCAGTACTTGGTGGAATGGCCTCCTTAGTTGGCGGAGGCTCTTCCTTAGTTGGCGCTACGGTCTCTTTAGTTGGGGTTTCGGGCGCTGCCGGAGCTGCCGGAGGTGCTTCTTTAACCGGAGTCGCGGCCTCGGTGCCCTTATCCGTATCAGCCCAGAAATCTTCGAACGATTTATTTAGGTCCCCTACCTGCGCCTTATCGACCCCTAGATCGATAGTCGTAGTCTCTGGGACCGTGGTAGACAGAGGTACATCATCAGCCATGGCTTTAGTCTTTCGTCATATCGATTGGTTTTATGCTCACCGTCTCCTCAGCTCTCACTGTGCGGGTGGCAGGAATCACTTCGTTAAGCAGATGCTCGTACCCGGCGATATAGGCCCCGCTTAAGGCTGCGGCCTCGGTGCCTTTGGAAATATCGACCTTGGGTTTCATCGTCATCAGAGTGCCTATCCAACGAACTCCCTGTTTGGAATTAAGGAAATCGTTGATCGCGGCAGCATCGCTGGCCGTCCAGATCTGGGGAGTCATCATTGCATCCCTCCTCCAAGTTGCGGCATGCCTCCAGCGCCATTAGCGCCCCCAGGAGCGCCTAATCCCATTCCGGCAGCATTGTTGCCCATGGGGATGCCCATCGGCCCGCTGGGGCCCATTGGCGGCTGTTGTGGGGGCCCTCCCATTCCAGCCACTCCGGCGTTTTGCTGCGCCATCGCCTGCATCTGAGCGGCCATCTGTTCAGCCTGCATAATCTTTTGGTTTAACTCATTGTACATTTTCTCCAGATCCTTCATTTGCAGGATCTGGGGCTTGAGCTGGCGCTCGTTGGCTCCGCTCTGGAGCATCGCCTGGATATGGGCCTCGGCGTGCGTCGCGCCCAATTTGCAGGCATTGAGCAAGTCTTTGGGCACCTGTACCGGAGGCATCTGGGAAGCAATTTTGAGGTGGTCCGCGACCGCCGGAACAATGGTCTGGAAATGCTGCATATGCGGGTCGCGCTGGCTTACTTGGACCCCGATTCCGCTTCCCAGCATGGTGGCCCATTCCATCTGCTGGTTACGCTGAGCTTCGATGTCGGTGGTCTGCCCCGGCTGGGGCACAAAGAGTTCTTTCGCGTTCTGGAAACCTACCATCCGGTTCGCGGCCTGCTCGTCTAACTTCGACTGATCAAAATTCGGATTGCCCTTGGCCAGCTGATAGAACTGCAAGAACATCATGTCGTCGTCCCGGCCAGCGTGCTGGGTAAATTGGGTGGCCGGTTCGTGAGCCAGGATAATGATCTCTTGGATGGAAAGCCCATCGTCCAAGAGACGCATAATAGTCTCGACGCTCGCTTGGTCGGCATCCCCGAGATCGGGGGCCCTAAGGAATTGTTTCTCTGTGTCGTTATCGACCGTCATCATCATGTCGTAGAGATCACCGAAAATGATGCTCTTGCCGGTATCAGCGGCTCTAAGCCGTGCTTTGCGCTGTTTCATGGCAGCGCGCAAATTGACCTTGGAATAGATCCGGCGCTGCATAGAAGAGACCCCGCGCGTGAACTGAACCCACCACCGGTTCATCATCCCGGCTTTGACCTCTTCTTCTTTTACGGTGTCGATTGACTCTTTAGTGGCCGTCTGGATCTGCTGGCCGTTATTGGAGATCTGTTGCTGGTCAGGAAGGAAAGCTCCGGCAATAATTTCTGCCGTGTTAGAGAGTTTCTGGTCGAGGCCTAACCAGTTATTGATGTCAACTTTGAACTGCTGCATGAGCAGGCTGAACCCTTCCGGTATAATCATGAAAGGGGAACGCACATGCGGCTGGAGCCGACCGATAATTGACTCCTCGGCTTGACCGACTAACAGCCCGGAAATGTACATGGCATCGATAAAGCACATCCGGGCCTTCTCCATCGCCAGCGATATGTTATACAGGAGGCGTCCGATCCCTTTACTACCAAAAAGCCGACAGTTCCCGGCCTGGAAGCTAAAGAGTGTAATTACATCGTCCATGGCTTCGGCTACTGTCTCGAAATAGCCTAACTCATAAGGATCCTGCTCCATCGGCCTGGGTTCACCCGGCGCTGACTCAGTCTGAGATGGACTCTTTTCCATCGGTCGGCTACGGTTAGAGTTAGACCTTTTACTGCCATTACGATTAACCCACCAATGATCGACTGTATTATCGTAACACTTAACGAAAACGTGTGCAGTTTCGATCATCTTGCTTGATCGGTGAAAGGAGTAATACAAATTTCCTTCACGGACCATGTCGGAAAGCTGCCGGGGGTTATAGACAAACGAATCGTACGGTGGAGCGGCTTTCTCTACTGCGGCCTTAATATTCTGGACGTGGTAACCGGCTTTCTCAGCCGCATCGGCGTCCTCGATTATCGCACACGCCTCGTGGATGTAATAATTAGCTTTAATAACAAAGACCGGAAGCTTTTCCGCGAGCTGCGGCGCTTGCTCATCGAAGAGCGTATCCTCCTGGCGGAAAGTCTGCGGCCTCCACTCGAATTCATCCATCTGCACGCCTGCGGTGTAACCGTAGAGCACGTTCTCGGTCGCTACCTGTTCAACGTAATCCACCCAACCGTTCCAACTCCTGAGTTGTTCAGTTGTTCTTTCCCTGAATTTCTCTGTTTTGTTGGTCGCGTTAATGAAAGAGTCGGGAAGTTCGCTCGCGGTCAGGTATTTCATGCCGTGCACGGCATCGGTGAGACGGGGCGTAACTCGGTCTACGAATGTAGCCAGTACCAGGGTGGAAAAATTAGCTCGCCAGCCTTGTGCATTGGAATCCAGTTTTTTCTGATCAAACGGGTTGCCTCCGTTGTAGGAGTCGCTGATCAGCTTGTTGCGGTTGGCCCTTGCCTGATTGTCGCGCTGCAGCCGCTGGAAGACCTCGAAGGCCTGCTGAGCGGTGCTGATCGGCTTATTTACGACCTTTGTGGAGTCCTCCGCAAAGCGAACGGTATTAAACCGGCCTAGCTGTTCTCCACCGAAACTATCGGTTACATTGTCACTGGCCATATTGGGCCTTTCATCAAATTTATGTCATTGCACTTCCGCGATGCCGGATCTGCACAATCGTGGACTCGTTGATAACTTGGGTCACGTTGCCGCTAGTGACTGACAAGGCACCTGCCGTGGAAAACTGAGCCTGTCCGACCAGAGCATCGATCTTATCACCTGAATTGAGCGTGAGCGTGAAATCCCGGTTGGCGGTGATCAGCTCCTGTACGTAGGTGTAGAGCGGACTTAAGGTCATTTCTGAACGACCCAGCAATGGGCTGGAGGGGGGTGAATGGGACGGGATTGAGTGTCGCTTAGCCAGACCGCTGCCCGGTTGATATGGCCGTAGACCCGGCACATGTGCAGCTGGCGATCAATAGGCGTGCGAAGATTACCCAGGAAATTCTGCAGCCGCACCTCAATGGTTTCATTACAGGGCGCGCAAGGTGTCTCCCAGCGGATGTTGCTCTGGCACTGCGCGCAGATCTGGGCGCGATGTCCGGCCAAGCCCTGGTCAATAAACTCGGGCTTTGAACTGGCGAATTGGCCTAACCAATTCCCGGCCCGGTCGATGGGCGCACTGTAGTCGCGCCGGATAAAGCCTATGCCCTGCACCTTGTGCGGGGCAGGGTTTGAGTCAGCGCAGTTTTGCCGGAAATTGGCGCAGTAGTAAGACTTCAGATCAGCCCGGACAGCCTCGATGTAGGCATTCTCCGCTCCGCATAGATCGAGATGACGTCTGCGGAAGTCGAGGATGTTGTCGATTAACTGCTCAAAACTAAACCCAATGATTTTGTGAGTCTGACCGCTGGCTAAATTCTGCAGGTAGTGCCAGCCACCCGGCGGAACTACGCTGGTAATAATGCCGTGTTCAACAGACACACTTTAATGGCCAGGAGTTCTCTTGGGGCTCCCCTTCATTGACTTTTGGGAAAAGGCCGGGACGCTTTTAGCCGCTTTGCCACTCCGCGAATTATTAAAGGCCGGAGCTTTGGAATTCCCGCTGGTCCGGCCTAACGTCGACTTAGTGGGATAGGTTGCCGCCATATGCGGAACGGCTTTGCCTTTGCCCGCATTGGTCGATTTTACGTGATCAGTAAAGCCGCTACGCTGGCCGTTGCCGCCGACTGTAGGGCCCGGTGAAGATTTCTTGCTGAAGGCAGGGATAGATCTCATTGCTCTAGGATGGAAACGCCAGATGGATCTATACGCCTAAGTAGGCGCGCAAGTCTAGACTAGAGATCCTGGCTGAAGTCGATGTACTGGGTGCGCTCGCGCGGGCCGATATTGGAATCCGGTAAAAGATTGGGGCGCTTGGATCCAATCATAGAGGCCTTTTCCGGCCCGTTGAGCGCGCAGCCGTGAACTAACATCACTAGCCCATCCCCGATGTCCGGCGACCAGCCCAGACGCTTTTTAAACTCTTTCTTGGGCTCGAGCCGGATCCGGGGTTTGCCGCTCGGGCCTTTACTGGAGGGCTGGAAGCGGCGGCTGGAAAGCTCTTTAAAGAGCTGGGTAGTCTGTACCTGGGGATGGATGCAGAGCAGTCCGAACTCCAGAAATTTACGCACCCGCATATGCATCTCGGTCGTAATCCCGTCATAGACCTCAACCGAGAAATCATGGTCATCAGCCAGGAGCTTGCGCGGGCCCGATTCCGCGCCCCACATGACGCCCCGAATTGAACCCGACCACTGCTCGCACATGGCATCGTGAACGCCGGTCCCCACTCCGGTGCGGTCGCAAGTGACCCAATCAGGATGGACGTTGAGGCCCTTACATCTAATTTCCAGGCTGCTAGCAAGCGCTATCGTTTTCTCCTTCGGGATATCATAGTACTGATCGACCTGCACACAGTAGCGGGGCTTCTTAAAAAGGATGGGAACGCCGCGCAGAGGCTGAAAGCCAATGGCCCGACCGTATTTGCCGACTACCAGAATAATGCGATCCCCGCCTTCGCTCGCGAGATCAATTCCGGCGGCTCCAACGGTGCGTCCATCGAAGATGAACTGGCCGATAACCGGCTCTAGAAGCGAGTAAGGGATGAGAGTATTCTGGAGGGCGCTTAAGGGATACATCCCGCGCCCGAAAGTCAGATAGCGGCTAGACTGGCCTCCTAACTCCAGAGCGTAAATCTGGTAACCGTCCCAGGTCAGGAAACCCGGAAAAACTAACTGTCGTTGCTGGACATTCTCGGAGTCAGCCCCATCGAGTCTAAGTACGTTCCAGCGCTCCGCGCTATACCATTCCTTGTCTTTATCGAGATCGATCTGCGTCCACCCGCATGAGGGTTCAGCGAGCTGCGCGAGCTTACTCGTGACATCTCGTGGGTTGGTAGCACAGCAGACTTTGACTGCTTCAGCACCCCAGGCAGACGCGAGAAGATTTGCCACGCCTTCCCATACTCCCGCAGGAATCTCTTCCGCCTCGTCCAGAAAGGCTCGGACCCGCGACATACTTCCAAAGGTCGGATGAGCGCGGCTTCGGGGTACTGGGTGAAAACCCTGTAGAACACCTTTACCATCTTCGCCCTGTGGGATTGCCACGAGCGTGATGGCACTGTGCCGGTCCTTAGGGTTAAGGCCGACAAACATATCCATCGCCAGCCCCGGAAGTGGGATAATGGCGTTTTGGTAGAGACGTTGCAGCGTCGAGAAGCTTTGCGACTTCGCATGGCCACCCGTCGTCGAGATGATCTTGATTTCAGTGAATTCTGGGTCACGGATCCAATCTAGCAAAAGGTAACAAATGATCGTGTAGGTTTTGCCTAAAGCAGCACCACCCAGAACGATCAGGTTCTGGGTGGTACGTACTTTCTGAATGACCTGTCTTACGGCCTCGGGCCCGTAATTGAAAAGGGCTTCCCCCCACAGGATAAGGCCCGCCGCTCCGTAACGTTCAGTCTCAAGGAGCCGCTTAATGAGCGCCCAGAGCCAGCTCTTGGCTTGATCCGGGCTTTCGACCGTGTCGTCAATTTTGTAGACGGCTCGGACTAACTCTTCGTCGGTTCCTTCACCACACTCGCGACGAAACTGCACCAAATCCATTGGCCAGCTCTACCACGAAGCGTGCGATTTTGAGATCAGAAAAAACCGCTACTGCAATTCCAGATCGGTCAAGGACGGCATGGACTCTTCCGAAGAGCTGGGCGTAGGGAGCGCCAATTCTTGCGGTGACTTCCAGACTATCATCAACTCGCCAGGGTAATCGGAGATCAGTTTTTGAGTGAAGGCCTCCTGCATCAGGCGGCGCATCCCGATCACCAGCCCTTCCCGCAGGTGGTAAGCCCGGTCCAGCGTGGTGCACAGAATCGGACAGCTCACCCTTGCTTCTATCATGTTCATCTCGTCCTCTAGAGTCAGGTCTAGCC